AGGATATCGAGGATCATTTGTACATGTAAAACACGCTGAGGTATTTAAAGTTGATACATTATTGTATAGTTAAATATGGTGATGAATGTCACTATCAAAAGGTTGATGATTTACTTAAAAACATTGTAGAACCTATTCGTGATAATTGTCATGATATAAAATTTCATTTACTAACTGATAAACCTGTAGATATTCCTTATATTAATAATATTAATTATGATGAGCAAGATGTTCAAGTTCACACACATTGGAAAAAGTTACAGTTTTTTGATCCAAAGTTTATTGGTGCAAGTAGGACTGATCAAACAATTGTGTCCGATTTGGATATGATATGGAATAAAAATCCTACTGAAATAGTGCAACATAATGTAAATAAAAAAACATTATTATCAGTAGATAGATGGTGGAAAAAAGATGGTGATGTATGCAGAATGTGTGGAACTTTTTATAAGTTTAATTCACACGATTTTAAATATATACCAAAATTATATAATAAACATTTTAAATATTTTAGAGAATATTATGCACTACATGAAGAGGCAGACTCAACTAGGATAGTTGGGGGTGAACAAAATTTTGTTCAAGAAATGATTGAACTCACAGGCACGATTAAATTGATGCCACCAACTTATGTAATGAAATCCAATTGGCCAGAGCATAATAAAGATTATGGATTACAAGATATATTTGTAAAAAGATTTGAAAATTCAACGGGTCTTAATTATCATGATTGCTGGGATTCTGCGATACTACATATAATCAAAAAAGGAATAAATTAACAGTAAAATGGAAATAGTAGAAATATTAAATAGATATGGTTTTGCAACATTGGCTGCAATAGGTATGGGTTGGTTTATATATTTTATTTACACATATATTACAACACAAGTTAAAGTAAAACTGGCACAAATGAATACAGTTTTAATAGCACTAATTGATAGAATAAGAATGTTAGACAATGACTTAATTAGATTGAGATCAAAATTAAATACAGTATTGACTCTTAGGGAGATCGAGAAACAAAAGAAGGATAAATAATTGTATGAAAATCTTACTTACACTTTTATTTTTATCTAGTTCAGTGTTCGCTGAACAAATGGTACATGAGTTTCATAACCCTGCATTTAGTGGGAATGGATACTCTCAACATGTTTTATCTGTGGATCAACTGCAACAACAAAGAAAACAAAAGAAGATTGATGATGATAAATCAAAAGTTGCAGCCGAAGAGAGAAAAGAAAAAAATAAAACAGTCAATAAATTTATATCAAATGTAGAATCTAGAATATACGCAAACTTATCTAAACAATTAGTTGATAATATGTTTGGTACAAGTTGTGATGCATCAACAACTACGTGTCCAACAAGTGGCACTGCGACTATCGAAGGTGCATCAATTTATTGGATTAAAGATACAACAACAGATACTATCACCCTTACTGTAACAGCAGATGACGGATCAGTAACTACAATAGTTGTACCAGTAGGAGATTTTCAGTTTTAATGGACTTATTTTTTAAAATATTAGTAGATTTTGGTTTACCTGTAGCGGCTGCAATAGTTATGGGATTTTTTATCTTTTTGATACTAAAATATATTCTTGAATCTGTGATTGGTCAAGTTTCTGGTATGCACGGAATAATAATGGCGTTAGATAATAGAGTGAAAAATATGAATAATGATATGATAAAGTTAGATATACAGATTTCTGATGCATTGAATTTGAGACAAGATGAAGAGAGAATTAGTAGAGCTGATGGTAAAGAAGACGCAAGGAGAGATTAGTGTTAAAAATAATTTTAATCACATTTCTAGGAGTGATACTATCAGGTTGTGCTGCTAAATATCAAGACTTTGAAACATATAAGGGTGATATGCCCTATGTTGAAGGCACATCTACTCAAGAACTATTAGAAAATATACCAGATTTAGATCAAGATAAAATTACAATCGCAGTATATAAGTTTACAGATCAAACAGGTCAAAGAAAACCAAGCTCTAAATTTTCACAATTATCAACAGCAGTAACCCAAGGTTCAGATGCATTTGTAATTAATGCACTAAAATCAGTATCAAAAGGTGATTGGTTTACGGTTGTAGAGAGAAATAGTCTAGACAATCTTGTAAAAGAAAGACAATTAATTAGATCAACAAGAGAGTTATACGACGGCGAATCTGAAATTGATAATGTTTTAAAACCACTTGTGTTTGCAGGTTTAATAATTGAAGGTGGTATAGTTGGATATGATAGTAATACTGCATCAGGTGGTGTGGGTGCTAGATATTTTGGTATTGGTATGAACGAACAATACAGAGTTGATCAAGTAACAATATCTATGAGATTAATTTCAGTACAAACAGGTGAGATTTTACTTACAACTAACGTAACAAAAACAATCGCTAGTTATAGTGGTGGTGGTGATGTCTTTACTTTTCTAGATATGGGAACCAAAGCATTAGAGATAGAAACAGGTGTTGCAGTAAACGAACCTGTAAATTATGCTATAAGAACTGCAATAGAATATGCAGTTCTACAAATAATAAAAGATGGTGAGAGAAAAAAATATTGGAAGTATAAAGAACTACCAAATGATTACAAAAATAAACACAGAAAAGAAGAAATTAAACCAATACCTGTTGAGGATTTACCCACACCTAAGATATTACAAGAAGACATAATAGATGTGCCTGAAATATCTGAAATCAATGAGTTTGAGGGTCATCCTTTACATAAATAGTCATATAAGAGAGGGGCGAAGCTATGTTTAAAATAACAAGTTATATTATGTTTGTTATGTTAAGTTTTGTGCCTTTATATGCTAACGACATATATGTAACACAGTCTGGTGCGAGTTTAGACTTAGATATAACACAAGACGGATCGAACAATACTGTTGGTAATTCAACAACTGCATCTACATCTACAGGTGCAACCACTGTGCTTGATATTGATCAAGTTGGTAACTCAAACGTGATCACATATCAGATCAATGGTGCAACCTATACTGGTGCTATCAGTCTAACAGGTAATTCAAATGATGTAGATTTAAATTGTGATAGTACAGGTGGTAACTCATCTTGTGGAACTGTAACTGCAAACATTACTTGGACAGGTAATTCTAATGACATAGATTTAGATATCGGTCAAACAAGTGATGCATCAAACTCAACTGTAAATATTACAGGTGCATCTGGTTCTGACAGTAACGTGGTTGCGGCAACTGTGGACGGTACAAGTGCTATATTAACATTAACTGTAAACGGCGATACTAATAACTACTTAATAGATATTGACGGAAACGGTGATGTTAACGGACACACATTGATACATTCTCACACAGGTAGTATTGCTGATGTTGATATCATACAGTCAGGTGTTAATGATAACTATATTTCTTTAACAACGTCAGGTGATAATGCAGACATTGATATTTCACAAACTGACTAATATAATCTTAGGAATATTCCTTTTTTTCAGTACAACACTTTATGCATCATCAATAGGTGATGTTGTATTGAAAGAAGGAAATTCTGTCATAGAAAGAGTTGATAACACTGAGGTTGAGGCAGTAAAAGATCTAAATGTTTTTTCATATGATACTGTAAAAACTGGTAAAGGTAAACTTGCCATAGAGTTTTTAGATGATACTAGAGTTGATGTCACATCTCATTCTAAACTTATTATAGATGAATTTATATATGATCCTAATACAAAGACGGGTAAACTATCTTTAAAAGCATCTTTAGGAACTGTAAGATATGCAAGTGGTCAAATTGCAAAAAATTCAGCACAAAATATTAGTATTAAGACACCTACTGCAACTGTATCAGTTAGAGGAACAGACTTTGCAATGACAGTTGATGAGATAGGATCATCTACTATTATATTACTGCCAAGTTGTGATACAAATGGTAATTGTTTTGTTGGTGAGATATCCGTAGAGAGTGATGCAGGTCAAGTAATATTAAATCAAGCATTTCAAGCCACACAAGTTGAAACACCAGAACAAAGACCATTGTCACCTGTTTTATTAGATTTAGATGAGTCTTTAATTAATAATTTATTAATAGTTAGACGACCACCAAAATTAGATGATCAGATTCAATACGAGAAAAACTTAAAAATAGTTGCAAATGCATTAGATATTGACTTTTTAAAGTTTGATGATTTAGAAGTTGACTTACTAGAGGTTCAAGAAGACGAGTTTGCTAATCGATTGGATGTAGATTTTTTAGAAAATAATTTCTTAGCTGACATATTAGCAGAGTTAAACAAACAATTGGCCTTGCAAATGAGGAGTGAATTTGATAAGATAAAAGACAAAAGACAATTAGGTAGAGACGAATTTGGAGTTTTACTTTTAGAGGAAGACGGTAATTGGATATGGAGTCGTGAAGATGCCGCAGGTAATAACATCGTCTTAACCTTGAGTCAAGAGAATGGATATATAATTAATGTACAACAACAAGATTTCGAGATTAGAGATTACACATTAGGAGAGGGTAGTAATGAAATATACATTATTCAAAATCAGTAAAGAATTAGGTCTTTTAATATTTTTATTATCTTTTATTTTATTTTGTTCAGTATTAAATGCGAATAATTTTGATCTTACTGTTTCAGGTAGCACTGGTTATACTATAACAACTACACAAGATGGTATTGATAATAATATTGATTTAGACATGTTAAACATGGACTCTGCAACAATCACTTTTAATCAGACAGGTAACTATCACTCTATTGATATTGATGTTGATGGTAGAACAAGTAACGGAAGTTCTATTACTATAAATCAAACAGGTAACAGTAAAACTTATACTGGTGATTTATATTGTGGTCACACTTATTGTACAATGACACTTAATCAGTAATGAAAAAAATTTTCACTCATTGGAGTTTTTCTTTAGTCACATTATTTTTTTTAATATGGGTAGGACTAAAAGATCCACAAATAAAAGAATTATTAAGACTAAAATCATTTGATTTATTATTTCAATCACAAGAAAAAACAATATCTGAAGACATTGTAATTTTAACAATAGATGAAAAATCGATTGACAAGTTTGGTCAATATCCTTGGTCTAGAGATATTTACTCTGACATCATAGATTACTTACGTTTAAACAATGCAGGTGTCATTGTATTACCGATATTATTTTCTGAAGAAGATAGATTTGGTGGTGATGAAATATTTGCAGATTCACTTAAAGATAATTTTGTTGTAGTTGGACAAGTCGGATCACATCAAACTTCAAGTAACGGTTATCCAAGAGGAGTTGCAAAAATAGGTAATCCTTTGGATTGGTTGTTTGAATGGCCTGGTATGGTTGGACCAATACCGATCATTGGTGATAACGCATCGGGTGTTGGTGTTTTAAATACTGCACCAGAGATTGATGGTGTTGTAAGAAGAATGCCTTTACTTATGAAAATAGGTAATGATGTTTATCCGTCAATGGCAATAGAAGTTATTAGAACTGCCACTGGTGATCCAAGTTATCAAGTAAAGTCAGGTGATGCTGGAATAATCGCAATGAGAGTACCAGGGTTTGCAACAATCAAAACAGATTCAAATGCTAGAATATGGTTGACATGGAATAAGTCTTATCCAACTATATCAGTTGCAGATTTAGGATCAGAGGAAATAAGAGTGGCAGGTAAAACTGTTATTGTGGCTGTAACTGCTGAAGGATTAAATGGAGTTATTGCAACACCAATAGGAAGTCAATACGATTATATTGCAATAGCATCAACACTACAAACAGTTATTGATGGTATCAATATAGAGAGAATTGATCTATTACCATTGATTGAAATACTTATTGCGTTTATCGTAGGATTATTAATAGTAGTTTTAACAAGATTTACACCATATTATATTGTTGGATTATCAATGGTAATTAGTAGTGCAGGTGGTATTTTTACAACTAATTATTTGTTTAATAACAAACTTATATTATTTGATACGACATGGATTTTAGTTGTAATATTATTTGTAGGTTTACATAGTATATTTAATCGTTTTATTTTAGAATTTAATTTAAAACAACAAATAAGAAAACAGTTTGAAACTTATCTTGATCCAAGACAAGTTGCAATATTACAAAAAGACCCAAGTAAATTAAAACTTGGCGGTGAAAGAAAAGAGATGTCATTTTTGTTTATGGATATCGTAGGGTTCACACCAATATCTGAATATTATAAAAACAATGATGACCCAGAAGGATTAGTAGAAGTTATCAACGATTATTTAAATCGTATGACAAAAATTGTTTTAGACAATGGTGGTACAGTTGACAAATATATGGGTGATTGTATTATGGCATTTTGGAATGCACCATTAGATTGTCCTAATCATGCTGAGATGGCAGTAAAGACAAGTATTGAGTGTGGAAAAGAAACTGAAAATCTCAAAGAAGAATTTAGAAAAAAAGGTTTACCAGAAATCAATATAGGATCAGGTGTTAACACAGGCACTTGTATTGTTGGTAATATGGGAAGTGATTCTAGGTTTGATTATTCTGTAATCGGTGATGCAGTAAATTTGGCTGCAAGATTAGAAGCATCAACTAGAAACTACAAAGACAAGAATGGCAACGTGTTGCCAACACTATACTCTTCATATACTAAAGATCAACTAACAAATATTGAATCGATAGAAGTTGATAAGATTAAAGTAAAAGGTAAAGAAGAGTTAATTACAATATATAAACCAAAGGAGTAATTATGGCTAGAATGATGAATACATCTAATGTATATGAACCAAAAATAAAAAGAACATCAATAGGAAATGGCAAAACAAAAATGTCATCTATGAATAAACATAAAAGAAGATCATGGAAAAAATACAAAGGACAAGGTAAGTAATGAAAGAAGTAATTGTTTACAGTAAGAATATGTGTGGATATTGCGTCCAAGCAAAAAACTATTTAAAAAGTAAAGATATAGAGTACAAAGAAATAAACATAGAAGAACAACCAGAAGCGAGAGAGTTTATACTTAGTGAGGGTCATAGAATGATGCCCCAAATCTATATAGATGGCAAGAGTATTGGTGGATATCAACAACTAATTAAGTTAGATTTATCGTCATTTTCTTGATTGACAGATTGTCGCACCCTAAAAGTCCTTAATTATCGGGCATTTTTTAACCAAATTAATTTAATATAACCCTTGACAACATACCCATAGCCTGTCAAAATATAATTAGATGAACAAAAAGAGAGGTAATCAAATGTCAATCGAAATCAAAAAAGGTGATGAAATCACTGCTGTATGGGGTGCTGGACACCCAGAACAACAAGGTAAGATATCTAAAATAAATGAAGATGGTTCTTACATTGTTAAATTAAAAAACGGTAGGTTGGTAGATCAACACTTAGTTTTAAAGAATGAGTTTAAAAGTGACTACTTCTTAAAATGTAGTATAGGGTATCATCATATGCCATCTGCCCAAAGTGTTGCAACGAGTAATTATGAAAGGTTATTTGGAACTGCTTAATGAGTAAACAAGGAACATTACATTTAGTTTATTGGCGAGAATATAGGGATGAATCAGAAAAATATAATCCCTTTTTCAAAACTTATTATACAATTTTTAGAAACGCACCTTTATCACAACTTGATAGATTATCGTCTTCTAAATTACATAACAAGATTAAAAGATTTTGTGATAAAAATTACAAAGAAGATGTAAGTAATTTTACAGGTGGATCTGGTGTAGAAATGATACATGGTTCTGAATATTATCATACTTACAATGATGAGTTTGGAAATGAAGATACACCTTATAGTGATTCTGATTTTTACTATGATTATTGTCAATCATATAATGGTAGACAATTTTTTAAACACGATTTTTTACCAAAATTTACAGAAGAAATGTCACCGTTCTATGAGAATGGTCAATTTTGTGGGCCAATATAAAAATGTTAAGAGCATTATTTTGGATGGCAATAGGTGCCCTACTAACTTTAGTAGATTATGGAGTGGTCTTTGAATGGATGGCCGCAATATTTACAGTTTTATCAACTAAATAAAAATTAAGGAGAACGCTTGAAACAATATAGAAACAAACCAAACTTTGAAAGAACCGAAGGTCTACATGTCATCGTTAGAGATAATAATGTTGACAAGGCAATGAGGAAACTTAAACGTATGGTAAAGAATGCTGGAACTCTTCAAGAAATTAAAGAGAGACAGTTTTTTCAGAAACCATCAGAGAAAAAAAGACTTGCAAAAAAGGCAGGTAAAAAAAGATGGTTAAAAAAAGTGGCACAAACGGAAAATGAGTATTGATGAATACGCAGAGTATGAAAAATTAAAAAAGAAATCTAGAACTGATAATATGTCTATGAAGGTAAAAGATGTATTACGTTTTTTTGATTTGAAGGAAAAGTTTGATGACAGACAACATAATAAAAGGACCGTGGAAAAGAGTGGTGTCAATATCACCAGAGGAAAATAGTAGGGTTCGTGAAGATATAGAGTTCGTAGAGGAACTTGCAGAGAGTATTGTGGTTAATGCGATCACAAATTTTCAAGAGAACGGTATTGATGTAACATCTGATACAATGAAAATGTACATACCTTTCTTAAATGAATGTGTCAGAGCAGTCTGTTACAAAGATATGGGTTATAAACATATATTAAATAATCTTGTTGAAAAGATTATGACCGAAAAATCTATTGACAATAACTTAGATATATCGTATCATAGTGTTAATATAGATAAAGTAAAAGAATTGACAGAGGATAAATGATTATACTTGATATGAATCAAATTTCACTTGCGAGTTTGATGATGCATTTGAATATGGAAAAAACCAAGAAACCTGATATGGGTATGGTTCGCCATATGATATTAAATTCTGTTCGTATGTATCGTCAAGACTTTAACGAAGAGTATGGTGAAATTGTTTTGGCTTATGATAGTAAACATTATTGGCGTAGAGATTATTTTCCTTACTATAAATTAAATCGTAAAAGAGCAAGAGATAAAGACAGTAAAGATTGGGAATCTATTTTTGAGTGTTTAAATAAAATCAAACAAGAAATTAAAGATTATCTACCCTACAAAGTAATCGAAGTACACGGTGCAGAAGCAGATGATGTTATTGCTACTTTAGTTAAAGAATACTTAGATGAAAAAATTATGATTATATCTGGTGATAAAGACTTTATTCAATTACAAAAATATTCTAATGTATCTCAATTTTCACCTATATTAAAGAAAAAATTAAATGGTGAAGATCCAAACGAATATATAAAAGTACATATACTAAAAGGAGACTCATCTGATGGCATACCTAACGTGTTATCAAATGATAATGTTTTTACTGAAGGATTAAGACAAAAACCTTTAAGTAAAAAAAAGATAGATGCGTGGAAAGACGGCAACTTTGAAAATACAATGGCAACTGATGAAATAGTTCGTAATTATAGTCGTAATAAAAATCTTATAGACTTGGATTGCATACCAGTTGACATTCAAACAAATATTCTCAAAGAGTTTACCGAAGCATCATGTGGAGATAGAAGTAAGTTATTAACATACTTTATCGAAAATAAACTAAAAGAACTAACTGATTCGATAGGAGATTTCTAATGAACAAACCATTACCTGGTACAGTATTGAATTCTAGTAATTCATTATTGTTTTCAGAAATACTAGACAAAGTGCATAAAGCAAAAACAAAAGAAGAAAAAGTAAAAATACTAAAATATCATGATAACCAATCATTAAGAATGGTAATAAAATCATCTTTTGATCCTAAAATTGAGTGGATACTACCTGAGGGTAACGTGCCTTTTAAGGCAAACGATGCACCTGCTGGAACTGAACACACAAGACTTGCAGCAGAAGCAAAAAAATTATATCACTATATTAAAGGCGGTGATAATGATACACCACAATACAAAAAAGAACTTATGTTCATACAATTGTTAGAAGGTCTACATGAAACTGAAGCACAACTTGTCATAAACGCAAAAGATAAAAAGTTGCATCAGATCTACAAAGGATTATCTAAAGAAGTTGTAAAAGAAGCATTTGGTTGGAATGATGAATTTGCGAGAGCATGAGAATAGGTGAACCATATTTAATTAAACAACCACCGTTTAAAATAGATGTAGATGGTGGAAGTAAAGAAGATGCAAAAACAAATGATAGTAGTGGTCATACTGCAAGAATATCTGAGATACGTTGGATAAATGATAGACCAACATTAGATAGATTTTTAGAATATACTAAACTGGTTAATAAAGAAGCTGGATGGAATTTCGAAATAGATGGTATAGAACCACTACAATATACAGAATATGGAACTGGTGGCGAATATGGATGGCATATTGATCAACACACAAAACCATACGCAGATAATCGTATTAGAAAAATATCATTTTCATTACTTTTAAATGATGATTATGAGGGTGGTGATTTTGATTTAGAATATGGTCACCCTAACAAAGAATTAAGACATGCGACATTCCGTCTCGGTTTAAATGAGGCAATATTCTTCAAATCAGACTTCTGGCATCGTGTAAACCCAGTAAAATCGGGCATTCGAAAGAGTCTTGTAGGGTGGATTTTAGGAAAAAATTATTAAAAATAACCCTTGACATATACCCTATATCGTGGTATTATATAATAAGAAATTGAGAGGTACTTATTATGAAAACAGTAAATAAATCAGCAAACACAATCGAGGAAGGTTTTAAGTTTCTTAAAGAAGCAGCCATCCAAGATTACAACGAATTCATTGCAGATAACAAAAGTATGCAACAAGAGTTCGCAGAAAATATTAATTTAGATGTAGGTGGTCAAAAATATTTTAAGATCACTGTTGGTGCATATAACAGAGGACGATCTGTATTTGCATTTATCGTAAAAGAAGATGATGATAAGTTTAAAAAAGGCGATATCCTAAAACCTGCATCATGGAAAGCTCCTGCCAAAAATAAGGCAAGAGGTAACGTTTTATCAGGTAACTATCCTATAAATTGGACTGGTCCTTTATATTTAAGTTAGGAGGCATTTATGATTAACGAAACTTTAACAGTAATTATGCATATCGGTATGATAGGTTTTACTTTATATTTCATTAAAGAATTGTTTGCCTAATGAACAGTTTGACACTTGCGACCTCTCAACCTCATCATCACAATAAGCAAGTGTCTGGTCACTATAAATATATGATGAGACAATGTGAATGTGACCCAAAGGGGGTTAACAATTCTTGTTTAACCCCCTATACTAACAGGAGAGGTAAGATGAATACTGTAGATGTAGAAGGCGGCACTAAAAAACAAAGATTACTTGTTGAAAAATTAGTCAATTGGTGTTTTTTAAGATTGACACCAAGACATAGAACTATTCATGTAAACGTTGATTTAACAACAGATATTCCTATTGATGGTGAGTGTTCTAGAGGTGGAGAACGAAACGAGTTTGATATTGTAGTTTATAAGAAACTAAAAGACGATGATTTTATTACAACTATATTACATGAGATGGTACATGTCATGCAGTATGCGACAGGTAAAATGAAAGATTTAAATAATGAAGGTTCCACAGTTTACTGGCGAGGATACAATTATACTAATTATGAGTATCGAAGACAACCGTGGGAAAGACAAGCATATCGATTACAAGAAATATTATTGAGAGAGTGGAAAAAATATGTGGGAAGCAATAAATGTTGCCGTTTTGTGTCTAGCACTTAACGTTTATCATGAAGCAAAAAATCAAGACATAGACGGCATGTACGCCGTTGCAGATGTTGTTATGAACAGAGTAGAAGACCACAGATATCCTAATACTGTGTGTGGTGTTGTCAAACAAGGACCAACTAGAGAGTCTTGGAAGACAAGAGAAACACCTGATCCAAATGATGCAGTTTACTATCCAATAAAAAATAGATGTCAATTTTCATGGTATTGTGACGGAAAAAGTGATACCCCTTACAATCCACAGGCATGGCGTATCGCAGAATCAATCGCAGAAACTACATTAACCTATGGTAGTTTAGTCAATACTTTGGGTGCGACACATTATCACGCAGATTATGTAAAACCCTCATGGGCAGAAACTAAAATAAAAACAATGAAAGTTGGAAGGCATATATTTTATAGGTGGGAAAGATGACAGAATTTACGTCTGGTATATTTAATATTATAAGAAAATCAAGTCTAATTTTGGCCTTGATTTATACTTTAGGTCATGTTATAATAGCAATGACTGTTGTATCTGTATTGACGGGTGCGAGTCTGTGGGAGGCAGGTGCAGTTGCATTAATAGAACCTGCAATAAACGGATGTTGGTTTTATATATTACATAAATTAGTATTTAAAAATGATTAAACAATATTCAGTATTTCAAAGAAAGAAAGTAAATAAGTTACCATTGACACCTTCATTGCAAAAAGCAAGAGAAGAACACGAAAAATATTTAGAGTCAATAGGTTATAAAAAAACACCTAAATCAGAATTTACTGCATTCAATGATATTAATACAATATTTAATTCTACAAGAAAAATACAAAAGATTTCTAATCCTAAACCTTTAACACATATGGGCAACGGTGCTCCAAAAAGAAGATCAGTCAAACATAGTTTTACAGTGGCACCTGCATATAATAAAGGTGCATATCAAGTTATACATGAGAATGATATTAAAGATATTGGTAAATGATAGAATTTGATTATAATTTAGATTACAAAAATATATTATTTGAACCTAATGATAAAAGGTATAGAATAGGTAGAGGCGAACAAGGTGTATTATTAGTTCGACCATATACAAATGATATATGCCAACATTGGAAATTTAGAACACCAAGAATCGCAGAGATGAGTGCAAAAAAAATATATGTCATGTATGAAAAATATAAAACACAAGATGATTTTGTTGGTATGGATATGTGTAGAAAGTTTTTAGAAATGGGATTTACCCGTGCAAGACGATATGCAAATCACAAGAGTGGTAGAAAATATAATCGTGACGGAACTATTAAACCACAAGCAAAAGACGCTTTAACAAGTAAAAAAGCGGTGTCAGCGAGGATATTTAAAGAGTACAGAGATAGATTGACAACTGATGACAAATATGTTACTATGAGAAAAAAGTGGCGAAATAATGAACATATTTGAATTAGATGAGAATCCTTTGGTTTGTGCCAGTATGCATTGTGATAAACACGTTGTTAAAATGCCTATTGAATACGCACAATTATTGTCAACAGCACACAGAGTATTAGATGGTGAAGAATATATTGGTAAAACCAAAACTGGTCGTAAAGCAAAAAGATATAGATTAAATGATGAGAGAGAAAAACATTTATATATGGCATCACATATTAAACACCCAGATGGTATATGGGTAAGACAATCATCGGGTAATTATTATAAATTGTTTTTTCTTTATATGTCGTTACTTACAGAGTTTACACATCGTTATGGAAAAGTACATGGTGCATCTAAACCATCTTTTTGGTTACAAAAAACACCAAACAATATTCCTTTTGGATTTGAAACAGAACTACCACAGTGTATGCCAGAAGATTGTAAAACTAACAACGTTATTGATGCATATCATAATTACTATATACACTATAAAAAAGATTTTGCCACATGGAAAAATAGAAACACACCAGAGTGGTATATAAATGGATTAAAAAACTAATGCCAACTTATATAATTAAAGATAAAGAAACAGAAAAAGAGTTTGAAGAATTTTGTACGTGGACTGAACTACAAGATTTATTATCGAAAAATCCTAAATATGAACAGATGCCAACTGCAGCTGCTTTAGTAGGTGATCATCTTATGGGCGTTGGTCCTAAGATTGATAATGGATTTAAAGATAACTTATCAAGAATAGCAGATGCACACCCAGATTCTGCTCTTGCAGAAAGATATGGTTCTAAAGACCACAAAAGAATTAAGACAAAACAAGTCTTAAAAAAACACGGATTAATGTAGGAGATATTATGAGAGATAAAATAATACAATCGATGATTGAACATGCCAAAGGTCATATTCATAAACATAAAATGAATGTTGAGATTTATCTAAACAATGCTGTAGGTATTGGTGGTAAGGATAATGCAGATATACTAGAAGAGATTGAAAAAGAATTAAATATAGTTGCAATGTATCATGATCAAATTGAAATGTTTAATAAATATTTTAAGGAAGAACAACCTAAGAGTCTTAACGAAACAATAGAAAACAAAATAAAAAATGATGATGGTGGATGGTAGAAAAAAATAAAATAGAAAAGTCTTTTGACGAATACTGGGCAGAGGAAGAAAAAGTCATGAAGATGAGTTATGGCGTATCTAAAGAATGGAAAGCTTTAAGACTTAATAAATCACCTGCAAAAGAACTTGTTGATAGATGCGAAGGTAGAATAAAAGATGGCGAAAAAGAATAACGATTTAAATTTAAAAGATATGTTATCACTGAAACCAATAGGTGATAATCAAAAGGTTGTTTTTGATACTTGGGATAAAGATAAAAATCAATTTGTTTTTGGTGCTGCCGGAACGGGTAAAACATTTATACTTTTATACAAAGCATTACAAGATGTATTAAATCCTAATACAGAATATGATAGAGTAATAATAGTTAGATCACTTATTCCTACTAGAGAGATCGGTTTTTTACCTGGTGATGAAGAAGATAAATCAGCACTGTATCAAATTAATTACATGAACATGGTACGTTTTATGTTTCAACAACCAAACGAACAAGCGTTTCTAATGTTGTTCGATAGACTAAAACAACAAGGATCATTACATTTTATGTCAACATCTTTTCTAAGAGGATTAACATTTGATAATTCAATTATAATAGTAGATGAATGTCAAAATTTAAACTTTCATGAATTAGATACAATCATTACAAGAGTTGGACAAAATTCAAAGATATCATTTGCCGGTGATTTCTTTCAAACAGATTTAACAAAGTCAGCAGAAAAAAATGGATTACAAGATTTTGTTAGAATATTAGATAATATGCCGTCTTTCAATGTTACTGAATTTAATATTGGTGATATAGTAAGAAGTGGTTTTGTAAAAGAGTATTTAATAGAAAAAACAAAATTAGGATTTGGAGTCGATAATGAGCAATTTTAATAAATGTCTAGAGATAGTTTTACATCATGAGGGTGGATATGTAAATCATCCAAAAGACCCTGGTGGAATGACAAATATGGGTGTTACAAAAAGAGTGTATGAAGAATGGGTTGGATATTCTGTATCAGAAAACACAATGCAAAATCTAAAAGAAGAAGATGTTGCACCAATCTATGAAAAAAATTATTGGGATCGTATTAAAGGAGATCAATTACCTAATGGTTTAGACTTATGCGTATTTGATTTTGGTGTAAATGCGGGCACAGGTAGAGCTGCAAAATATTTACAAGCAATGATAGGAACAGTTGCCGACGGTGGTATTGGTCCTAACACACTTGCTAAATTAGATGAGTTTATAAAAAGTAATACACTTACAGAAACAATTAGATTGTATCAAGATGAAAGACAAGATTACTACGAATCACTTAGTACATTTAAAACTTTTGGTAAGGGTTGGACTAGAAGAGTAAATGAAACAACAGAGTTCGGATTGGAGATGGCAGAATGATATGTCAAAATTGTGACCATGCGTGTCACTGTTCAAACGGAGGTTCTTGTACAACTTGTAGTTGTGGCAATTGTGAATGTAAATAAATTATGTTTAATCATGTACAGGTGAGTGAATTACCTCAGTTAAAAACTGAAAATATTAATAAAAAAAGATATTATATAACACCAGACGGTAATAAGTATCCGTCTATCACTACAGTTTTATCTAATAGAAATAAAAAAGGTTTATTTGAGTGGCGAAAGAGAGTTGGTGAAGATGTTGCTAATTATGTTGCTAGGACTGCGGCTAATCGTGGTACTAAAGTTCACCACATGTGTGAGGATTTTTTAAATAATAAAGAAGTATCTACCGAACCATTTTTTGCAGCTTGTTTATTTAATCAACTTAAACCTATCCTAACAAAAAAAATAAACAACATACATTTTCAAGAATGTGCTTTATATTCTGATAAACTTGGCATCGCAGGTCGTGTAGATTGTATCGCAGAGTATGATGGCAAGTTATCGATAATTGATTTTAAAACATCATCAAGAGAAAGAACTGATGAGTGGAATGAAAATTATTACATACAAGCATCAGCATATGCTGAGATGTATGAAGAGAGAACAGGTACACCTATAAGTCAAATAGTTATACTTGTAGTCACTGAAGACGGTACAGTTCAAGAGTTTGTGAGAGAAAAAACTGAGGAATATTTAGATATGTTATCATCTGCTTTACAAGATTTTAACAAAACAAGTTTAAGTTATATTAGTAACTAATAATATGAAAATTTTTAGTGCTGCATTTAATAAACACGATCATAACACATATGACGGAGTTTGGCACAATCAATTAGAAAGACACACTAGATTAAAACATAATATACCATATCATAAAGATTCTATAAAAATGAATCGAAATGATAATTCTGCTGGTAAACAATTTTACAAAGATTATTGGAATCCACAATCACATGAAATGTTTGCATTTACAACCACAGTAGGTGGATTTAATCATATTGATTCATTACAAGAACAAAAAAATTTTATGGATTGGGAACCTGATTGTTTGTGGGATTATAAAAAAGAGGGAAACTTATATTATATTGATCATCATCAATCTCATGCGGCGTATGCTTTTTTGAGTTCTGGGTTTCAAGAATCTGATATACTAGCGATTGATGGTAGAGGATACAAATACAATACTGTTTTTTTCAATAACAATGGTAAACTTAATAATTTAAATTTGTATGTCGGTACGGCATGGGATTGGTTTTCAAAAAAAATAGGATTTGGTGTTTATGGTGAAAGTAAAGTTATGGGTTTAGCAGCTTATGGAAAATACAATATTGAACTTCATATGTTGTTAGATGATTTTTGGCACACAAACGAATTAGAGCCATATGAAAAATTTGAAGATATTATAAAAAATGTTAGTCATCAAGATATTGCTTATACATTACAGTATGCAACTGAAGAAATAATATTTGAAACTATAATTAAATATAAAACATCAGATAATTTATGTATTACAGGTGGTGTTGCATACAATGGTTATGTGAATGAAAAGTTAACAGATGTATATAAAAATGTTTTTGTACCTCCAGCACCTGGTGATGAAGGACAATCTTTAGGTACTTACATGCACTGTGATTACACTATCAATAATAATAAACACGTACCAAACGTTTATGCAGGTAAAAAATATAATTATGTTGGTAAAGAAAAAGTAAACTTAAAAGAAGTTGCAAAATCTATTGCTGACGGAAAAATTGTTGGTTGGTTTCAAGGTAAATCAGAAAGTGGTAATCGTGCATTGGGTAATAGAAGTATATTGGCTGATCCAAGAAACCCACACATCAAAAATATAATTAATCTGACCATAAAAAAGAGAGAGGATTTTAGACCATTTGCACCATCAGTTATGATTGAACACTATAAAGATTACTTTGATACAAATCAACCATCGCCATATATGTCACGAATTGTTAAAGTTAAATCAGATAAAATACCAGGTGTTACACACGTTGATAATACATCAAGAATACAAACTGTAGATTCAAAAGACAATCCAAGATTTCATGAACTTATTCAATGGTTTCACATAATCACAGGTATACCTATGCTTCTTAATACAAGTTTTAATTGTCAAGAACCAATTGTTGAGACACCTGAGGATGCAATCAACACTTTTAAAAATACTAATCTTGATATTCTAGTCATTGATGATTATGTCATAAAAAGGGGTTGACAACTTAAACAAAATATGATATAAATATGCTTGAAGTCGTTGACGTTTTGTAAAACGCTGTAAAGGACGTGGGGGCAGTACCCACCACCTCCACCAGATAAACCCCGAATTAGGGGGTGAAATAGGTTTGACTTATAGTAAGTATCCTAACTGAGATTTCATTTTTAAATGCAGACCAATATGAGTATGCAATGGCTGCCTAACTAGGTAGTCGGGGTTTGATCGGTGTACCCGGCAACAGAAACACCGACTGTTCAACGGGTTGTGCCGAAATACACACGAAAGGGATCAAGGTTAATCCCTATAAAAAGGAGTATATTATGGACGGAAACACATTGATTTTCTTATCTTTAATTAGTTTTATAGCAATCATTGGTATACTTGTTAGTGTTCGTAAAACAACAACCAATAAATCGAATAGAGTAGTATCTACATTTGACGAATTGGAAAAACAAGTAAAACCTAAAAAAGATAAAAAGAAAACAAAAACTAAAACCAAAAAGAAAAAAACAAAAAAATAATTTATGGATATATTTAAGAAGACTCCAAAAATTTTTTCACTTGAGATAGAAAAAATAGCATCTGAAAAACGATTAACACATTTAGATGCTGTTTTATATTACTGTGATAAAAATGAAGTAGAAGTTGAAAGTGTAAGCAAACTAATAACAAAAGCATTAAAAGATAAAATAGAAGCAAATGCTAGAGAACTTAAATTATTAAATGATGATATTGGAGTTGGCAAGTTGCCTGTTTAATGGATGCGGCAGATGTCTTTTTAATGTATTGTGCCATCAAGGCACATTTTAGTAGAGAAAATTATGACTATCATAAATTTTCAGGTAAAACAAAAACAAAGAGAGATAGTTTTTACAAAAGAAAAGATAGATTTTTTTTTGCACGATTATCTAGGAAATATAACACAAAAGAAGAAATAGAAGCATATCTGGTATCAAACTATGTGGCTTGTAAAGGTGGTTGGGTAGGAAAGTTTGATGATGAAGTTTATAAAGAATGGAAACGTAAAACACAATCATTATCATATAATTTTGTTAGTGAACTAACACCATATGCAGAAAGATTTGAAGAATTATTTGAGTGGGGCGATACTCACCCCTTACTATTAAGAGAGTATCTTGGAAAAAGATTGTCTATGGAAACAATGATCATATTAGACGAATTGACACACTTTCAGAAAAAATGGAATGATGATGATATGATATGGAAAGATGTAAAAAAACTTATGAATAAGTATAAAAAGTTCTTGACAATAGACAAAAATAAATGTAAAGTAAAGCTAATTAATCTAATAAAGGAATAAATCATGTCTGATTTCAAACAAGCATTTGAAAAGGCTGGAGTTGATGAGTTAGAAGTTGCAAAACAGACTATCATCAATCAACAAGAAACAATCAGAGAATTAGAATTTGATTGTGCAATGTTGCAAAGACAGTTAAGTGATCTTGGTCAAAAGATTGCTAAGATTACAAACAAACCCTTTAAGAAACCATTTACAAAAAAGTTTGAGAAACGTGCAGTCCAATAGACATTTTGTATATGGAAACGGTGAAAGTCGTAAGGGTTTTTCTGTAAAAAACTATGGAGGTGTGTCTTGGGGTTGTAATGCAATCTATAGAGACACCGCTGTAGATAATTTAGTTGTTGTAGATTATGCAATGCAAGGCGAAGTCTATGATAATGATTATCCTAAAAATCATAAATGTTGGTTTTCTGATTGGAATCCAATACCAAGTGAACCTTTCATGATAGAAACATTTACTAAAGATTTTGAAGATAATCAAATATTTAAATATGGATTTGACTACGGCACATGCATAATAAATGGTTCACACCCAGTAGTGGTAGAACAA